TATCAAACATTAGATTATATTTAATAGGATCAATATTAGTAATACCAATTAGATATGATACCAAACATCCAGCAGCGCTTCCGCGTCCTGGTCCAGGTAGCCAATTATTTGTTCTAACATAGTTTACAATATCTTGCACTAGTAAAAAGTAGCTAGAAAGATTAGCCCCCTGCAAAACATCTAATTCATACTTGATACGATCAACATAAGTATTTTGGTCGTTTTCTGGTACTATTTTTGCTATTTTTTCTTTCCATCCTTTTCTGCATAGTTCTCTAAGATACTCGGCGTCGGTATACCCTTTCGGGCAACCGAAAGGAGGAAGGTTAGGCTTGTCTAGTATGTTATATTCTTCGCACATGGAATCTATTAGATTTGTATTTTCTATTTCTTCTTCGGTATGCAAATTGTATATTTCTTCTTGAGATAAAATATGAAAATTGTCTGAGGTAAAGAAAGCAGACAGCGGAATATCTTCATGGTTATGAATTTTCTTGCTAATTTCACCAAAAGTTGTTTTTAGATTATTGCATAGTAATATTCTCTGATCTATAGCATCGGATTTTCTACAATAATGAGCATCTGGCGTACAGACCACTTTTGTATTTGTAATTGTTCCTAGTTCTCTAATACAGTCTGTTAGTGTTTTTTGCACAGGCAGGTTTTCTTGATCCATTAATTGGGATTCTAGAAAAAAATTATCTTTACCGAATATATCCTTAAAAGAATTAATGTTATCAATACCCACATTTTTCCAGTCCGATATAATCTGATCAGAGGAGACTAATTTATCCGCAATGAATGATCCTAAATGCCCACATATGCATATTAAGTCACCTTTTACGTATTGCTTTAGCAGAGACAGGTCTAGTCTGGGCTTATGGTAGTAATAGTTCGGCTTATTCGACAATGAAACCAATTCTATTAAGTTTTTCCAACCATTATAGTTTTTAGCTAAAACAAGTAGATGACTTAGTTTTTTGTTTTCTTTGGTCTGTATAGAAGCGTCGTCCGACGAGATATATAGTTCACAACCTATTATGGGTTTAATACCATGTTTTTTCATTTCTGTGTAAAATTTAATAGTCCCAGAAATATTGCCATGATCAGTTATCGCGCACGATTTTGCACTAATTTCCAAACACCTATTAGCGATTTGATGTGGTTGAGAAAGTCCATCCAATAGTGAGTAGTGAGTCACTAGGAATGGACATGAAGAGGAACATATGTTCTTCTCATATCCATTTTATTTTTATCCTTTCGTAATTAATAGAGTCAGTAATAATTATTCAGCACTTCCGGGCGCTTTGTACTGTCCTACATTATAACCTGGTGTCTGGTATTCGTCAACCACGGCATCTATACCTTTTACTAAGATGTCGTGATGAATCTGTTCGCACATTGTCATACATTTACCAATTGGTGTAACCTGATTCTCTCTATATTCTATTATGGGAAGATGAGCAGTATTTTCGAATGTATTTTTTCCAAAATGACATAATTTTGTGCATTTCCAGCTTTTATTTAATTGTGGATTGGTAGTATTTTTTATTGTTTCGAACTTATTTCTTAGCATAGTTTCTATTTTCGATATATGAGACTTATCGAAACATACAGAAAACATACCCCCATCATTGATAAAATATATCGAAACTATAACATGCTTAATATTTGGATACAACTTATGTACAGCATAATAATATAGCATTAATTGTGGATCTTCATGCAATTTTGCTAGAGTTTTTTCTTGACCGGTTGCCCAGTCTAATCTTTTACCTGTCTTGTAATCTATGATCTCTAGAGTATCATCATTTACTTTTACTATAAGATCCATAGTTCCTTTGATAGCTAAATATCCGCTAATTTGTCCAAGCTTGGTATTATAGTCATATTTAGCCCAATTTTTTCTAATTTCTATATCAAAATGCTGCTCAGGCTGTACAATATGTTTATTTCGAGGATCAAATATACCATCAGAATAATTAAGAGCTTTAAAAATCCATTTTTTACATTCGTTATAATCGGAAACGGACCAGTCGTGGTGATTAAATTTTGTTATATAGTAATGATATACTTTTTCTATAATTAGATCTATATCATAGTTGTTAATGTCTATCGATCCCAATATTTCTGTATCATTATAGTATTGTTCATTATTTTGATGACACAGTTTTATATTTGCCAAAATTTCAAAAACCTTATGACATATAGTACCCTTATCTGCTTTTTTATTCGACTTTGATTTTATGCCTAGCACATACTCAAATGTATATTGCATAGGGCACATAGAGTGTGTGCCATAACTAGAACTTCTTAGATAGGTTATAATCATAAGGATTGTTTCTGTTTCGGCAAAATGTTTTTCTGAATCATAATTTTTTTGATAGTCTCAAATTGTTCTCTAACTGTCATGTTGGCGTTATTAATTATGAAATCAAATTTTTGCCAATTATAACTAACGGGATCTAATATTGTTTCGCTACTGTGATTAGAGTTGTGAGGATTTCTATTTAGACGTATAACAACACCGTTTTGGTTTTGTATAGCATCTATTTCATTAGGAAATCTGCAGTCAGACACTATAACAATTTCGTGTTTGTTTTTCTTAATTTTATTGATCAAAGCATTTACCCAAACATTATTGTTTAATTTTCTAAATATATCGGTGCCTATTAATTGCATTAAATCTCGTGCAGTTAATTGTTTGTCTTCCCAGTATGCGTCAACTAATTCATTTTTGTTATCATCTTCGCCATAACACTGAGTGTAGGTTAATCCAAACATATTCATGCAGATGTCTTCTTTTAACGGGTCTGCAAAATTATATATTTCTACATCATTATATCCGTTACTAAGTAATAATCCTTTTAGGAACTCGCAACAAATAGTTTTTCCAGATTGTTTACGTCCAGACAATCCTATAATCATAGTATAATATTCCTAATAAAAGTTTTGATTTGTTGTTCTATTTCCACAGGAGTCATTTCCGCGATATCGTTTTTAGAAATTTCTGGACAATATACTTTATATGTATTTTCGCACTTTTCCTTGATTTGTGCGGATGCTTTGCGACCGGCTTCATCATTATCCATTAACAGTATTATAGTCATAGCACCGGTTGAATCCAAGATCATTTTCTGCTTATCACTCAAAGAACAACCAAAAATCCCAACGCTGTTATGAATATTATTTTCTTCTAATTTCCATACATTACCTGGACTTTCAACAAGTATCACAATACCGGTTTCTTGAATATGTTTTTTGGCAAACCATATATTATAAAGAGAGTTTTGGCTTTTAAAATTTAAACTATGTTTCCACTTAGAATATAGATATAGCTTATCCTGCGATGGACATTCGTCTTGGTGATTATGAAAATATGAACACTTCGGACATTTTTCGAAGATACTTCTTCCAGTACAGCCTATAACATACTCATGATCTAGATCATAAATTGGTACAACTGTTCGATTATACATTTCTCTTTTCGGATTTGTACATAAGCCAACGTCATACTTATCTAATATAGATTTGCTAAATCCTCTATTAAGATAGTACTCGGACGGTATATCTAATAAAGATCTTGCCCTTTCTCTGTTTAGGGTTTTTTCTATATTTAGCTGATTATTTTGTATAGCTATTTGATTAATAGCATTTGTAAAAGTATTTTTGTTTTTAGAAACTTTGCATATTTTTATAGTGCTTAAATCTTTATTTAGAAATTTGGACACAAACTGTATGGTTTCTTCGAAGGATACCATCTTGTCTCCGTCTTTAGACCAATTATGTTTTTGATATGATAACAAGCCTCTAATAAAACCAATAATAGATCCTTTGAATGTTTTTTCGCATTGGTGTGTTCTACATTTCCAATTTCCTCTATATGAGTCTCCTTCTACGTATAGATTTAATGCACTACTATTATCCCCCTGATGTATGGGACATGCCATCGACACCATTTTGCCAGAGTGTTTATATGTTATTTCGAAATGAGATAACAGATCATCTATATTATCACACAATAAATCACAGAGTATTTTATACTTATCTTGATCATTGGAAAGGGATTTCTTCATCATTTGCATGAACATCCTCCATTATAAATCCGTCGGTATTATTTTTTGTATTCGTAACCAATTCTAATCTTGTTTTGCCTTCTGTAATTTTTGCACACCAGCCTTTCATATGACAATTAATATAGTCATTATCGTCTAATCCTCCTCCGTGACGACTGATTAATGGAACAAGTTTTCTATTGCCATTTTCTGGACCATCTTCGGATATTTCTTCTGGAGTTTTTCTCTTAAAAATACTGAAATTACTGCATAGCCATATGATTCTATCCGAGCCACTCGCAGTGTCGGTGCTTTCTTTGGTTATACCATCTCTATTTAATTGTATGAATGCCACTATGGGAATTTTGTATTTCGTGGCAAAATTATGTAACGAAGTCATCATAAAACCCAACACTTGGTATTCTTTCATGTCCTGAGAAATACCTGCCGAATCCATAAGTTTGAGATAATCATAAAAAATTACACAATCTTTTGCTGTTCCATCATCATTTAGTCCAACATCTTTAATAAGCCATCTTCTCATAATAGATAATTGGTCTTCGAATGGTTTTCCGGCTATTGATTTGTAAAATAACTTGGTCTCTTTTAGATCCTCTACAGCAGACTTAATCTTTGATAGTTTATTTGGCGTGTCTGTGAATTTACCTGTTTCAATATGATTAATTTCTATCTCGGTCATCATAGCCAGCACTCTATTTAAATGGTCTTCTTTGGACATTTCTGTGTCCATATTCAATACAGGAATTTTAAGTTTATTTGCTATGTAAAATCCCATATTATCGGATAAAAGAGTTTTACCAACTTTGGGTCTGGCCGCTATAACATTTATAGTGCCTTTTCTAAGGCCACCACCTATAGCTTGATCATAAACAGGAAATCCTGTTGGTATTCCAACTTGATCGATTTTGTGTTCAAGTAGATTATTAATATATTCATCTAGATTTGCACCAATACATTCAGCATTGTTGTCTACATCATTTAATAGATTACTAAAATCAAAGATACTATCTTCTGCTATGCCAAGAATAGAACCTATGCTTTCATTACCAGTAATATCTAATATTTTGTCTCGCGCTTGCTCAAGTTGTTGTCTTAATA